TCAAGGATAAGGTTGGCTGCAGGATCAGGGTGATTCCGGCTCTGTGTCCGCCTGATTATTGGCACTCGTCTAATGGGTACGTTGGATCAGTTAGGGGTGCTCAGGGGTTTGTTTGGTCTAAGGAGAATGGACTAGTGGCTACTATTGAGCACTCGATTAAGGAGAATTTGAATGGATAACATTAACCACCCGCCGCACTACACCAAGGGGAAAATTGAGCCGATTGAAGTAATTGAAGACTGGGGGCTAGGGTACTGCGATGGCGCTGCGCTTAAGTACCTAGCCCGCTATAAGCACAAGGGTGACCCATTGAGCGACCTAAAGAAGGCGCGTTGGTACATTGATAGGCTTATCTCTGGTTTTGAGCCAAAGGCAGAACAAGGTGTTTGTCGTGACTCTATGGCTGGTCTTTCGTACAAGATCCCTGATAACACTTGGACTATCCGTTACGACGGAACGACTGTTGATCCCAACCAGAAGCATGTTTACTTAACCAGTACTAATGGCACTAACGGACTTGGCCTAAACACTCAAATGTCTTTCTACTTCGGAGAAGAGGGGTCGTTGCCGTGAGTGTCTATTGCGATGATTGTAAGTACTTTAGCGGAGATGCTTGGGTTCCTCTTTGCGACAAGCCGGAGGTTCTGGAGACCAAAGTTGAGTATTTTAGGTATCCGATCAAGACAGTTGAACACTATTTCGTTTCCCACGAGTTGCGTAACAAGAACAGTGATTGCCGACACTATCAGAAGAAGGTGTCTATTCTTGGCCTACTGAAGAAGATGATCTCTAGATTAGGAAAAATAATTAAGAATGAGCAAAGAAGAAGCAGTACGACACATTGAAGCTGCAAGTCATCTACTGGCTGCCGCTTCTCATATGATCATGTCCGATACCGATGTCAAGCCGATATTGGGGCAGAAGGAATGGAAGCAGCTTGTATCAGAGGGTGTAGCGTTGGCAAGGGCGGCCTATAACGGACTTGCTGAGTAGGTAGTTCCCGCGTGGACAGTTACTGGGAGTAGTCCGAACCATTATAGATCGGCTAATGGGCTCCCTGTAACTGCTTGTTTCTATTGAGTTTTTAGTTTGCTATAGCCACCCCGAGGGGTGGTATTCTATTTAATACATGAAAACAGTTCATGGAATTCCCATTGATTTAACCAGAGACTCTCTATTCGACGCCAATGGGCTTCTTAGGATGAGGGAGTCTTACATGCTAGAGTCTGAGTCCTCACCACAGGAGCGATTCGCCTACGTGTCAACCAAGTTCTCTAGCCATAAGGCACATGCCCAGCGGCTCTATGACTATGCTTCTCGGCACTGGCTATCTTACTCTACCCCTATCCTTTCTTACGGTAGGTCTAAGAATGGTCTCCCAATTAGTTGCTTCCTCTCATACATCCCAGACACTTCTACCGGCCTAGTTGATACCTTGTCAGAGGTTAACTGGCTGTCGATGCTTGGAGGCGGGGTAGGTATTGGAGTAGGTATTAGATCGTCTGACGATAAGTCAGTGGGTGTTATCCCCCACCTTAAGACCTACGAGGCTTGTTCTTTGGCTTATAGGCAAGGCAGGACGCGCCGTGGGTCTTATGCCGCCTACTTAGACATCAGTCACCCGGACATTCTTCAGTTCGTGGATATCAGGAAGCCAACCGGGGATCCTAATTCGCGCTGCATGAATCTGCATCATGGCATCAATGTCTCGGATAAGTTTATGCAGCTTATCGAGAAGTGCTGCACCGACCCTGGCGCAGATGACACCTGGGAATTGGTTGATCCACACTCCGTCGAGGTGGTTGGTAAAGTGTCAGCCAAGGAGCTTTGGCAGAAGATCCTTGAGACTAGAATGATGACGGGGGAGCCGTATCTGCACTTCATTGACACGGCCAACCGCGCTCTTCCTAAGCACTTAAAGGATCGTGGATTATCGATTAAGCAGAGTAACATCTGTGCAGAAATTGAGCTTCCAACCGATAAGGACAGGACGGCGGTGTGCTGCCTAAGCAGCCTGAATCTGGACTACTATGACGAGTGGAAGGATAACCAGCTATTCTTTGAAGATGTAGCTAGGATGCTGGATAACGTTCTGACTTGCTTTATCGACGGCGCTCCTGCTTCGATCAGTAGGGCCTCCTTGTCAGCATTTAGGGAGAGGTCTATTGGGGTAGGTGCCCTTGGATTCCATTCCTACCTACAGAAGAAGAATATCCCATTTGACTCTTTCCAGGGGCTGCTGTACTCTAATTCAATTTTTGCAAACATTCGTAAACGCCTAGACGCAGTTAATACGCTTCTTGGTTCCCAATTGGGCAGTGCTCCTGATTATGGTTCTCCCAGCGAAGAGGGGTATCAGTGCAAGCGATTCTCGCACTTAATGGCTATTGCTCCTAATGCCTCAACTTCGATTATCATGGGCAATACCTCTCCTTCAATTGAGCCATTCAGGGCTAATGCCTACCGTCAAGATACACTTTCTGGTGCATTCCTGAATCGTAACAGGAATCTTGAGGCGCTGCTGTCTTCCAGGTTAAAGGGAGAGGAATTAGACGATGTCTGGTCTAGCATCATCTCCCACGATGGATCGGTACAGCATCTGGATTGCCTGAGCGATGAAGAGAAGTCTGTCTTTAAGACCGCAATTGAGATTGACCAGCGATGGATAGTTAAGCATGCCGCCGCTAGGCAGGTTCACGTTGACCAGGGCCAGTCTATTAATCTATTCTTCCTGCCTGACTGTAACGTGAAATACCTACATCAGGTACATATGGACGCCTGGAAGAGTGGGCTGAAGTCTTTGTATTACTGCCGTTCAGAGAAGGTCGGCAAAGCCGACAAGGTGGCTAGGTCAGTAGAACGCAAGGTTATAGAGGAGATTGCCACTGGGGTTGATTGTGTGGCTTGCGAGGGATAATGAGTTTAACCAAGGAAAGAATCTACTACAAGCCGTTCAATTATCCCCAATGCTATGACTACTGGTTGCGCCATGAGCAAATGCACTGGCTACCCGCAGAGGTTCCGCTACTGGAAGATGTTAAGGACTGGAAGTCTAGGCTTTCGGAGCCAGAAAGGTACTTCCTTACTCAGATATTTAGGTACTTCACTCAGGGTGATATTGACGTCTCTGCTGGGTACGTAAAGAACTACCTGCCAGTCTTCCCTCAGCCAGAGGTTAGAATGATGCTTCTTGGGTTCGCCGCTAGAGAGGCTATCCACGTCTCGGCCTACTCTCACTTGGTTGAGACCCTAGGAATGCCGGAATCAACCTATAGTGAGTTTAGCCAATACGCCGAAATGAGAGAAAAGCACGACTTTATCATGCAGTCCATGAGTGGTGGGAAGAAGGATGTAGCCAAGCACATTGCTATCTTCTCGGCCTTCACCGAGGGGCTTCAGTTGTTCTCTTCTTTTATCATGCTTCTAAATTTCACCCGTCACGGTAAACTAAAGGGCATGGGTCAGATTATCTCTTGGTCTGTAGCCGATGAGAGCCTTCATACCGAAGCTATGATTGACTTGTTTCGTACCTACATCTCAGAGAACCTTGAGATTTGGAATGACGACCTAAAGGGGTTTATCTACTCTTCTGCTACTAAGATGGTTGAGCTTGAGGATAAGTTTATCGATCTGGCCTTCTCGATGGGACCGATGGAGAACCTGACTGCCGATGGGGTTAAGAAGTACATCAGGTACATCTGTGACCGCCGCCTGATTAGCATGGGTCTTAAGGGCATCTTTAAGGTCAAGAAGAACCCATTGAAGTGGGTAGAGGAAATGCTTAACGCGCCGTCCCATACCAACTTCTTTGAGAATAAGAGCACTGAGTACGCCAAGGCTTCCCTATCTGGATCTTGGGCCGAGGTCTGGGCTGGGTAGTGGGATGAAGATAGCCTTCAAGAAAGCTAGTTCTGGATCCTGGCTATACCGCCTGATTGCTTGGTGGACTAATGGCCCGTACTCACACTGCGAGATTGTCTTCAGTAGCGACGGAGCAATTGATGGAGTTCCATCTGGGCTAGTTAAGGGTGGAGCAGGATCGCTGTGCTATTC